GTCCAATAACGAAAGGTTCGCCATCAACGGTGATGAACCGATTCGCGGCAAGACTCAAAACATCTTCGTTTGTAAGTGAGAGGTTGAACGCGCCCTCGTTGTACAGGCAGATCATGTCTCCCGGTTGCCCGTAAGTATTACCTCCTGCTGAATCGATACCCGTGATGTTGTAATCCGCATCACTGTCGAGCAAATTCATACTGCGTTGAGCGTTGCTGATCCCAAGCTGGTAGTTGTTCTGGTTTGCCGTGATCTGTGCTGGCACGAAGCTACCGAAGTTCATGGCTCCATCTACGCGAGCACGTCCAGTGACTCGAAGTGATTGGATTCGAGTTGCCAAACCACTACCGGGGAAGCCCATGCCAGCCAGGAAAAGACCTGACTGATCTTGCACGGAGCCACCATTCAAAGCTGTGACGTTCGCGTCTACGCGGAAGCTATTGACTTCAGTCAACGCCAAACCGTTCACGTCAATCGTGCCGCCTGCGGTCCACCATACGTCAGAGTAAACGCCCGCAGAAAATGCCTGCCGGTTATTCGGACCTTCGAAGCGCACGAACCAGTTGTTGCTGTTCGGTATTGGGTCAATGACACCAAACGAGACAGCGTTGACGTTGAAGCCGAGACCAATGTCTGCTGTCCCAAGGTTGTTCTGTTGGAACGTCCAAGTGTCCGTCGCAGCAGGCCGCAAGTAGAGCGGGTTGTTCCCCAGCCCGAAGAACGTGCTGAATGCGATTGCCGCCTGACTCGCTTGCCAGCCAATGATGATGTCTGGATTAGCGAGCGTGTTGCCTAACTTGAGCCACGTATCGTCGTTGAGGTGAATGTCACCAAAGCCAAACTCAGACTCCGCTCCACCCGTGTTCTGCAAGAAAAAGTTCTGGGAAGACACAGCCGTTATAGCTGAACGAACTGCTGCACGTACTCCAGTAGTCGCGATGGTGAGGTTGTTGACATCGAGGCCGATGATGTTGAGAGACGTCTCGGTTCCCAGCGATTGGCCGAAGAGAACCTGGCCGGGATTGAGCAGGTGAACTCCACGGATGTTTCCGAAGTTCACGGTTGCCGCTGCGTTGTTGGTGTTCCACAGAGGACCGACATGCACGCCAGTGACATTGGTGATGGTCAGACTGTCGCCACCATTCCGCGCTCTAAGGATAGGAGCGAAACTGAGTGCACGATAGTTCGAGACCGTTACGGCTCCTGCGCCTTGTATATCATACTGACACTGAGCGGCGTAGATGTAGGCTTGCGCCGGAGCGATACCCGGAGTGGTTGAGCGATATGTCTGTCGAGCGAAGAACAGTGTTGTGACTGCGAAACCTGGAGCAACAACCCACGTTAGGGTAGACAAGTCATCAAGCGCCGACATAATGAACAGAGCAGCGTTGACTGTGACCGTGTTATTGATGGTGATGTTCGCTGAGACGAGTCCACCAGACGCCGGAATGACACTCGAAATTAAGATCGCTCCAGTAGTTACAGCATCCGTTGACCAATCCCAATCAATCGTAATACCACCATTGGCGAGGATCCGCCCACGGTCTGCGTCTTGCGATCCTTGAAGGGTCAGTGTCCCACCCGGAGTGATGTCACCGTATAGAACTTGATCAGAACCCAAGATCAGAGAGACGAGAGCGATGTTCGAGCCATCAGGAACAGTGAAGAACGCCAACTCAGCCGGAGACGATGTCGCACTGATGGTTCCTGTGGGAGCCATGCGGCAATCAATCACTGCACCGAAGTCGTAGCCAGAGGCACCCGTCCATCCGGTGAAGATGATTGATCCAATCGTCTGCCCCAGAGTGACAGGCAAATGAGCAGCCGTGTCGCTGTTGGATCGAGAGAACGTCAAGATCGGTGGTGCTACTGTCGAATGTCTGTGAAGGATTAACGTGGCGTCAAGAATGCCACCGATGTCATTGACCTTCATATGAGCATCGTAGTTAGCACCGTTGAGTAAGATGCCGCCCTGCTCAGTCCCTGGATCACCAAACCCGACATTCGTGGTGAGCATCATCGGAATCGTAAGGTCACCCATCGCGACAGTGTCAACGTCAAAGTTGGAACCGTCATCTTGATAGAGGGTGTTGGCTGCTACTACGCCAGGATTGATCGCTTGAGATACGAACTCAAGCCAATCGGTTGAGGCAGGTCCACCACCTCCGGGTATCGTTATGGTTTTGGTTGTTCCTGCGCCAGCTGCAGTGACTCCTGCGCCGACGAAGTTAAGGGTGTCGGCTGGAACTCCAACCGGTGCACCCTCGTCCTCGACGATGATGGTGCTTGCACCACCACCTCCAGCGAGCCAGTCGTAGTCATAGTTGTCAGCAGTGATCTTGGTAAGAACCGTACCCGGAGCACCGTCGTCAGGGATCTGTATCGCTACAATCCCTGAGAAACCCAGACCTGACTGTGCAGTCATGAGTTACCTCAGACTACAGTGTTGATCAGCTCGCGCACCTTCACGAGCTGGTCTTCTTTCCCTTTAAGCTCATTAGCTCTCTCATCGAGGGCATCAGCTTTCTGTTGGAGTGATTCGCCAAGGCTGTTGAGTTTGTCAATCTCCCCAGCCACTTCTCTCTTCTTCGATTCCACGGCAGCCATAGCGGCAGTTGCGTCATCCGCTAATTTTTTTGCGCCAGCAATCGTGTTATCAGCCTGATCACGTGCAGCATCAGACTCTTCCTTCGCTCTTTCACGGAGGAACGCTGCATCGCTATTGGCTTTGTCCAGGATTTCGTTGGCATCATCACGGGCACCTGCCAACGTGACTTCTGCCAGCTCTTTCAAGCCTTCGATCTCTGAACGGATTTGAAGGATCTCACCGGCTGGACCGGCGAGCGCTATCTGCTTTTGTGCGGCTTCCTCCGCAGCCCTCAGTTGATCAATTTTCGACTGAAGACGCTCAGGATCCGCGAGCAGTTCCAAGGCATCAAAAGAGGATGAGCCTTGGTTACCAGCTATGCCGCTCCCACTCATGATGTTGCTCCTGCTTGGATCAGGTTAAGGATTGCCGACCCGGCACCCAACGTCTGGTTCAAACGAACACCAGTAGGAGGGAACGCATAGTTACCATCATCGTCTACGATGATAGCTGCGAGGGTTGGATGAGGGAACCATACTGCTGTGGCCGGATTGAAGTCCTCCGCGAAAACATCATCGAAGGTGTGTTCAACCGTCACAGTTGCAGGTGCCGTAATATCAACACCCAACCCGATGTTAGTCGGGTTTAGATATTGATCAATCGGGATGACAGGCGAGACGCTTACACCCGATGTCGATACTCGTACTGGTCTCATGACGCTTCTCCTTTAGTGTGACTTACCGTCCACCACCAAAGGCAAGAAGATCGACGTCGAACGTTGTAGCACCACCAGCACCTTCGATCATGGTGAGTGTGCCATTAAGTCCAACTGCCGGGAGATTCGCAGGCGAGGGGATGAATGAACCACCACCACCGGGGAACTGACCAGAAGCTTTGATGCCATCCCAGAACAGCGCGATGTCGATGAAGCCAGTTGCACCAGCCGCTAACGTACCAATAAGCTGAACTTCCTGAGCCGCACCCTCAACGATGAGGTTGACGTCGCCAGAAGCAGCAACAGACTGTAGGTAAACACCAGCCGCTGGAGCGAAAGCAGAACCACCCGGAACAAAGCCAAGAATGAAACCGTTGACAACTGCGTCGAGCATGTTGATGCGCGTAGTGATCCATCCAGGAACACCAGCAGCGATGAAGAAACCATCTACGTGAGTCGTTGCGGCATTACCTTCAAGCGCAGTACCTTGAGTCGCCACGCCCGTAGTTGTGAATCTCACGACACCGTTTGCGCTCGGCTGAACTGATGCTACAGCAGCACCACCGATGGCTACGTTTGAGTAATGGTCGAGGTAGTTTTCACCACCGCTGAAATCTTCGATAGCAATCGAACCATTAGCATTGAGAGGTGAACCGACTCCGTTGAGGATACTGTTATCCGCTTGGTCGCCGATACCACCAGGAAATTGTGTTACTTCGATATTCAAAGGCATTTTGTTCTCCTAGTTGAGGCGTCACTGCACCTCAGCAAAAGTGGCGGAGGGAGTCGCTGCTCCCTCCACCGTATCGTTTGAACTCTAGATTAGAGTCCCGGTGTGCCGAATACTGCGCGTGGATCAGTCCAACCCGGAATGTAACGTTCGGTTGACTTGTAGCGCATTGAATCCGTTTCGAAGTCGCCTTCCATTGACTTCTCAAGCCCGCGACGTTTCATCATTGCCAAACCACGCGATGCGTCCGTCTGGACCCACCAAGCAGTAGTCGATGTGATACGCGACAGGTTAGCCTGACCTTGAGACAAGAGCCCCATAGACAGGATCGGATTGATGTCGTTGTTAGCCGTGCCCGCTCGAAGAACACTTTTCAGTAGAACTTCAGCTTGGAAGACCTGACTCGGCCCAGTGACTATCTTCAACGGAGTCAATCGGATCCGCTTACCGTTATTGTCCACGGCATTACGAATCTGAATGAGCATCTGCTCAAGTGACGTTTGCGACAGAGCCGCAGCAGTCGTCAGAAGGTTCGAGAACACACCACCAGCAGCTCCACCTGGAGCAATCGGATGGTTGGTCACGTTCAGGGCTACACCGTCACCACCAACAAATGCACCGTTGAGGGCGCGGTTGAGGATGTTGGCACAGAGAGTTTCTTCGTTTCGATCATAGACTGAGCGAGATGCTCCGAATAGATCCGACCGATACGAATGTGGTCGCCGTCTTCGACCAAGACTTTGGTAAGCGCGAACGCCAGACCGAAAACCTTGTAGACGTAACGCTGAATGAACAGCACTCCGCCTGCGTCGAATGTCACCGGGGTGCCGTCAGGCATTTCCGGTGCAGCATTGAATCCGAACAGGACCGGCTCTTCATGGTACGAACGGGGGGTACCCGTACGCTCTGTAAAGACACCTTTCCATTCATCGGCGCGTTGTTTGTAGATTCCGTCAAAAGTCTCGTTAAGGATCGGCTCAACGATTGATCGGAAGTCGGTACTTCTCATTGGGACTGCCATGAGTTTGACTCCAGGTAATGACTACTCGAACTTCATTACCAATCAGGTATCAGATGGCTGCTCTAACAGCAACATACTGATGGTTCGAGAGCTGGACCTGAACGATGGTGAACAAGTCACCAAAGATATTATCAGGGGCGGGATTTACACCGATCACTCGGCAGTCAGTACCAGCACCACCAGCAGTGTCGAGTGACACATTCGACAAACCTGTCGTGGCGTTGCCGCCAAGAGCAGAGAAGTCAAACTGTGCACCAACAGATGCGAGTAGTACGGGACCGTTAGCTTGAATCTCATAAATGAGATACGGGTCTTCGGTGTAGTAGGCAACAATTTCTGTTCCTACCGTGGCTGCGATCCAGCGATTACCAACTCTGCGACGTCCGTCAACGCCAGTCCATTCGACACCCATAAAGGAGCCGATGACCGGTGCGCCGGGAGCTACGGTGCCAAGAGCACCGCTCGCCAGAACTGCAACTGGAGAGAATTGAAAAATATCGGTCGGGTGACCGGAGACAATCGTAGACTGGAGCTGTCGAATAACGCCAGAAGGATGGAACGCCGGTTTTAACCCGAACGGAGAGGCAACATTACTCATGAGGTGTTACTCCGTGAAAGATTAATAGTCTTCCGATCCCTCCCCCGTTTGCAAAGCAAATGGAGGTGGAGTCGGTGCCACTCCCAAAGCTGCTGTGCCGTCCTCAAGTTCTAGGCTTACCACGCCACGTTTTGCAGTAGCATTCATCTCGGCTTCCATCGCACGGATTTGGCTGCTGAGCTTTTCTTCCTCACTGAGAGGTTGCTCGTGATGATTGATGGTCATGTACTGTTCGTACAATACGAGAGGAAGCTTGAAAGCAATCATCTCGTTGACACCAATGCAGCCTTCCCACTCGCCCGTCTTCAGTTGCGCATGATCCCAACCAGGAATATCACAAGCCTTAATCGGCTCGTAACCCAGTCGGATACGCGAATGAATCGGGTCTCGGGGATTTTCCGTGGTCAGCCAACAAACATGGTAACCATCGATCTTCGGAATATCTGGCAATGCAGATTGGAAAAATTGTTGGCGAAACTCATCGACCCGCTGATCGTCTGACAGTGCTCTATCTTGCGTCACAGGCCTATCCTGCATGTGACGGTCACCGCGCACTTCTGATTCATCGGAGTTCAGTCTCGTGTCTGTTCTACGCTTAGCTACCATGATTATGCTCCCCCCGCATTAGCTTCGGTATCGTACGTAGCGTACGACTTCAAATACTTGTTGCGGAGCACTGGATCATCCCAAACACCAGCCTCGATCATAGCTTCTTTCCTATCGGGGCTGATATACACTTCGTTCTTCTTCAACGGACGCTCGCGCCCACCAGTTCGGAACTGAGGACCACGGTTGGCAGGTTTACCTGCTCCGTTCCCTCTTTTGGAACCAGTTCTAGAATCGAACCGGCCCGGTATTGCTTCTTGGGTACGAGTACGCAACTCGTCCCAGTAATCTTTGGATGTAGGATCGAATCCCTCTTCGACTAGTGACCTGTCGATCTGCAGAACTGCCTGCGAATCTTGATCACGGCCCTGAGGATCCCACCAGGAATTATCGACCATGAACGATTGGGCGTGCGCTACATGTCGAGGATCCAACGGCTGCTGTTGTGCAGCTGGAGAACCTCGTTGCGGATTCGTTGATAAGTACTGCTTGGCATCTGTCAGTTCTTTCAGGTTGTCGCGAATAGTGTCGCGATGATCGAGCGCTTCGGCCAGGTTCTTGCCGTCATTCTGCTCTACAGCCTGTTGGATGACTGAGTTAGCAAGCTGCAAATCAGATTTGGCTTTACCAATCGCACCATCAACGTTCGCTATCTCACTACCAGTTACGCGTGCGTGAGTCTCCTGCTCGAAATGACTGAAGCGTTGCTCCAGCTGTTCATTTCGGTTTTGCAGGAATTTCAGTTCGCGTTCTGTTCGCTCGCGAGCCTCTTTTTGGCGACTACGACGGGACTTGTTTTCCTTTCGACGACGCTCTCGCTTATCGTCTTCGTCATCGTCCTCACGTCCACCACCAAGGCGAGCCTCTTGATCGTCGCCTTCGTCTTCATCTTCATTGTCGTCGTCGGCAGTACCTTCGCCTTCGCCTTCGACTTGACCCTCAGTTTCGTCTTCGTCAGTTACTACAACGAATTCTTCTTCCTGCTCTTCTTCGACTGTCTTTGCCTCAGCCATGCTCTATCTCCTACAGATAAGCGACGACCTCTAAGGGATCGCATGTTATTTGACCAATAAGGTCCAGATCGTTAAACAGAGCGAAACATGCCTTGTCGGCACCCGTCTGTTGACGCACTTCATCACTCAGGTCTACATCCCATCTGTCGCCGCCATACTTTGGCACGCGTACATAGGTTCCAACCTCACACCATTCACCTTCCGGCCAGGTTTCCAGAGAGTCGCGATTCTTAAAAGCACCGGGTCCAAGCGTGATGACTTTAGCTACCTGAGTGTTCCAGAACTCGGTCTCCTGGGTCTCATGTGGAACAATGATCCCACCCTTTGTGACTTCACGCGCTGACCGTTTCTGCACCAGAACTCTAGAACCAAACGGGATCAAGCCGGGATCGGCCTGAGGGAATGCTTGGTCGATTGAGTCGTACGACAAATTTGGTCGTCTTATGCTTGTGATACTTGTCATTTAGGTCTCGTCCTCTGCTTCACCTACTACTTCTTCGAACAGCCGCTCGGCGCGACACAGCCCATTGTAAAGTCCACTTGCTTCTCCGTATCCGAAAGCTGATTTGTCCTTCGGTGTCGCGAGCAATGCCAGACAGTTGGTCTGTTCCTCTTTCAGCCTTTGCAGAAGTTTCTGCAAAATCGGTGTTTCGATGGACATACTATCCCCAACGTTATGTAAAGTCTAAGCCGGGGTCATATTCGACGAAGGCACCTTGCCGCATTTTGGACCTCCAGTGTCGCCGCTAGACGATACTGAACTGGCTGGAGTGGCACCCGAACCGGCGTCGAAACCCCCACCCTTCTTGGCTTTGTTGCCTGTCTGAATAGCGGCACCCGTTGCCAATGAGTGATGCTGCCTGATGGGTCCTGCTGGATATTTCTTCATCTTACTCTCCTGTGGAATATGGAGCCCTTGCGGGACAACTACTCGGTTTTCAATTTGCGTCTCGAATCAACCTACCTTAGGTATCCGTGCGAGGC